TATACGGAAGCTCGCCTGAAGCAAGACCTCTAATTCTATCAACAGGAACACTCTTTAACATCGTATCGTCGCAAGAAAGTATAGCAGAAAGAGAAACCGTAGGAGTAGTTAGAGACATTCTAGTCTGAATAATTTCGTCGCTTAGCTTCTCTGAACCATATCTAAAATGTACCTGTTCATTTTCAAATAGTTTGAATAACTTAACAATACGAGCGCTAAGAAGTAGCTTTACATCATCACCAAGTTCAAAAGAATTAACAGTTGCACCTGAGGTGAAAGTGATTGCTCCGTTCTTATCAATATAGAAATATTTCTGTACAGCATTAGAGATAACACCAACTTCAAGCTGTCTGCTATTTGAACTCATAATACTATTCAACAGGTCAGAAGAAACATCAAATTCGGAGGTGACATTATTAACTTCAATCTTTGGAAGTACCATCATAACAGAATCTTCAAAGATCAACGGAAGTTTGTAAGTACCATTTCCTTGAACAACAAGGAACTTATCTGTAACAGAAAGCTCTACATATTCTGTAGTAATCCTTGAGATAAGTTTAGTAAACAGCTCAGCATCAACAGTAGCATGAAACTCTTCAGGATCATCTACTGGAACATTAACAGTAACAAAATATTCTTTGTTAGTTACAGAAATCTGAAGAACATTTTCTACAACTTCAAGTTCAAGAACCTCTGTGAGTTGAGAAATTGATTTTGCATCAACTGCATTTGAAATAGTCGAACAGGGCTTCTGGATAGTATCAAGCCTAATTTTCATCAAATATACCTCTTCTTAATAATAATCAAGTATCCCATCCAGGATAGGGGATAAACTTATAACAGTTCATAAGTTCGCCGTCAATTTTAATAATTTCACCTGTCATAATTCTGTTCTTAGTAAGTACAAAGAATATCCATTCTGCAATATCATGAACAGTAGACAGACGACCTGTAATACTCAGGTCTTGAATTGCCTTCATAAGTTCGGGGTCTGCGTAGAGCTCTGGCTCTAGTGCCGTTCCATCAAGACTACCTTCAGGAGCGGGAACAATGCCATCAATATTCAAAGAATTAACTAATACGTGACGACTATCGTGACCTAGATTGTTCGCGGCCCACTTAGTAAGAGCATCACGACCTCCCTGAGAGCAACAATATTCCATATTGTCATAACCTTTGATAGAAGCTGTACTACCAATCTGAACAATTGATTTCAGTGCGGGGTCTCCGCTATACTTCTTTATAATATTCATATAGCCAATGAGGTTTACAGCAATAGCATTAGCCTTCGGGGTTACAATTCCTGCATTATTAACAATATATTCAATGTTAATCAGATCAGGAAGAGAATTGAAATCACTTACATCACATTGATGATGAATATAACTATTGGAAAGAGGAATAGTAGCAGGCTTCCAATCAAGCCCGATTACAGAATAACCCTCTTCCATAAACTTAAGAGCAGTTGCTCTTCCTACACCATAACTAGTTCCTGTAATAAGTACTGACATATTACCACCCTAATCCGTTCTTAAAAGTTGTGTTGTGCGGTTCAAGTTTTGCTACCCAGTCAAGAGTATCAAGAATATTAAACTCTGCTCGTTTACCTGAATCTTGCTCTAACTCTTCAAAAGTAAATCCTTTTTCTTTAATACGCTTCATTACTTCTTCTTGAAGTGCTACATTTTGCTGACCAAGATATCTGTCGTCTGCACGATTTTTCATAACTTCTGAGACATGAATCGACTGGTCATCAATACTAATCATTCCGTAAGCCGCTCTTTTTACCCAGCTTGTAGCATCCGTAGAAGTTACTGTAATATTATCAAGAACAGATTTAACTCCAACACCAAAAGCATGAGTCATTACATTCGGATTAGAACTTTCTGCGATAACTCGCATACACTCTCTACCCCAGTTAACTCTAACTCTTTTTGTTCCTTCAAGAGAAATAGCAAGTCCAATATACTTAATATGAGACCCGTCAGGATGTGTATACTCCAACATATTACGGAGCCACTTGAAGTCCTCGCCGTAGTGAAATACCGGAATGAGCTTATCGCGTAACTCTGGTCTGATTCTTTCAACCATATAAAGATAATTCTTCCAAGTAGTTTCCGCTTTTGTATAATCCATGTTCATTGGGTCGGGAACATCATCAACTGCAACAAACACAGTAACATAGTCTCCAACCTTATCAATAAACTTCAGATAGTCATCAATATCAATATGGACGCCTTTTGTATAAGCAGTAAAGGATCCAGAGTCCACCATAATACGACCTGTATGCTCTGGATGCTCCTTCTTATACTCAATCAGAGATTCAATTCCTTTACGCTCGTGCCACTGAGAAAATAGCTGATCAACATTCAACCGTCTCTTCATATCCTGGTAAGACATACCAGAAAAATAGTAGATTGTTTTTTCGTTTTTCATTCCAAAGATCCTTTGCTCGTATTTGTTCTATAGTATAATATAAAAACAATTCAAATTCAACTATACACTTTAGGAGATTATTGATGAGTAATCTTTACAAAGATTTTATATATTGTGCAACATTTCTTGCAAAAATTTCATGACCTTCTTTAGAGTAATGCCCTCCGTCTTTACAGAATTTCATTTCTCCAGGAGGATCAATAAAAGGAACGTCAATCGTCTTACAAAATCTTCGTAGTTCTCTGTTTAATTCATATATCTTGCAAATAGAAGCACTATCAAATTCTCTCGGATAACAACGAGGAATGTCGATAGTAGGAACACATTGACCACAGACAATCACCTGTGCTCTTTCTGTATTAAGGTCGGAATATCCTTGTATTAGATATATTAATCTTCCAGCATCATCTAAAATCTTCTCTACACTATTACAATGATATCTCTTACAATCATTTATGCCAAGAGATACAATAACATAATCTAGAGGAGAGTTTGCTCTTATTGCTGGAATAATATTTTGAATTCCGTTACATGATTTATAAAAAGGATCGTCTGTCCCAAATGTCATGTCACATATTCCGAATTCAGATACTTGATATTCCGGACCAAGATGCTCACATAGTTTACCGGTCCAACGGACCTCCTTGGGGAATCGACACAGATTATCCGCATCAAATCCCCAAGTATTAGAATCGCCAAAACATAGAATATTCATATACGTAGTTTTGAAAAGATCCTTCTTCTATTAATGTGATTAGGCAAGATTTGTATTTACTTCTTGAGCTTCAGCTACCATATCTACGTATTCTTGTCCTACACCTTTCTTTCTCCAGGTCTCAGCAATCTTAAAACCTACCGGAGTGAAGATTACTTGACACAGGAGTTCAAGAAGTGCACCGACAAAGGCCATTGGAATTAGCATTGGAATAGCCTTCCATGTTCCGTAACAAGGGAACCAAGGCTGCCAGATACTGAAAAACAGACCAAACAAGAAATTGTCAAAGAACTGACCAGCAGTAGTAGAAATCCAAGAGGCTGTTACATACGCTTTACCTGATGTACGATTTTTAAATCTCAAAAGAATGCCTTTAGAAATAAGAGAGTTAATAACATTTGAAATCAGGGCAGCACCTGCACTAGCAAACAGAGGCCAAGGAGCCGCTTTGAAAATCATAGTAAATACTGCAGACTCTTCAGGAGTAGAACCATAAGTTGCCCAAGGAATAACTGCGCCAAGAGTCATTAGACCAACTGAAACTAACTGAAGAATAATTGCTGCAATATTAATCTTAATTGCTGCTTTAGCACCAAACCTCTTAACAAGCATGTCAGAAGCAAGGAACACTACCCAAGAAACAACAATACCGCAATCAAATGCTACAGGACCAATAGCTCCTCCTCTATTTGCAAGAAAGTTCATTGCAATCAGAGAGCAAACAAGAAATGCAAACGGAATTGTTGGCATACAGTTAAAAAGTACTTTTGTTTCTTCCCATTCTCTTTTTAATTTTTCAATCATAGTAAATTACTCCTATTATTTTTATTTTATTGTAAGGTTCGGGTTGGTGGGACTTTCGAACAACCCGGCCCACTAAATCAGTCTTTTATTCTAAACAAAGTTATTAAATAATAAATATGTGCGACCAAACAGATAATATTTAGAAATATTGTACTAAAAGAACCGATCCAAAATCCGTAGATTATCATCAGGACACTTCCTGTTAAGTTCAGTAATCTCATTCTAATATTACCCTTACGGTCATTTGATTTAATCATCATAGAGAGAAGGACAAAGACTGAAGCTGAAAGTCCAAATACCTCTCTAATGAATATGTTATCTATAATCATCAATAACCTCCTAAAGTGTACACTTGCTACAGCACGCAATCACTTCCTTTATATACAATATATAATATAATATCTAACAAAGGAAATCAACTTAAGAAAGAAGAAAGCTCTTCTTTCGTCAGTTCGCTATTTTCTTCAAGCATAATATCAAACGCTTGAGATTCTGTTTTTCCTTCATCTAACAACGCTTGATATTTTTCTCTTAAAATATCTCCAAAGTCATCTTCATACCATCTTGTTACTTTGTATCCGTCACACTTGAAAGGTACATTTACTTTATCAGTAACGGAATTCTTCATTACATAAGTTAACCTATCAATAACTTTATCTGCATTTTCTTCGGGACACTCTACAATTACTTCATCATGTATCTGTAATACTAAGTGTGCCTGTAGATCATTCAATTCTTTATCATCAAAAATCTTTCTCATGCACACTTTTGTCATCGAAGCTGCTCCGCCCTGAATACGAGCGTTTACACACTGTCGTTCAGCCTGACTTATAAAAGCACCGTTGTCTACAATTGTAACACCATTCTTTTCTGCTTCCTGTTGTATTGTTTGATAATCTTTTCTTGACCTTACTTTGTCAAGTTTCTTCCTATAATTTTCAACAAGATCTTGTGAGGAGTTATTTACTTTTCCTAATGTATAAAGTAACGGATTAAATTCTGTAGACGCTTGTTTTGTTTTTATTGTATACTTCGGTAAAAGAATGTCTGGTAGTCTTCTTCTTCTACCCCAAAGGTCTTCTACATATCCTGTAACCTTAGCATCATGCTCTGTTTTATCCGTCCACGCTTTCACTTTTGGAAACTGAGAATAAAAATCATTTATAATCTTCTGAGCTTCCTCAACAGAAGAGTGTATCTGTTCCGCAATACTGGGAGCGCCTCTTCCGTACATAATTCCTAATAGAAGACTTTTACAATTACTTCTTCTTTTCTTACCATCCGGATTAGGAGACCCGTCTTGATGATGCTCCATATTGTCCCAGTAATCATTCTTATATACACCAGAAGCAATAGTTGCATATAAATCTTTATTTTCTTTATATGCAGTTATCATTCTCTCATCTTGAGAATAAGCTGACAAGAGTCGAGGCTCTTGTTGAGACTAAGAAAAGTCAGCTCCACAAAAAATATTTTTCTTTCGGGCTTTGACTTTACTCACTCAATCACCTCCTCTGAAACATATGCTACAATAGAGTTATCAATCTTCATTACTGTGCTAATAACCTGTTCTCCTTCATCAGAAACAAGTACATCGTTGGGTACTAGTTCGGAAACAGCTTTCCAACCCGTACTCGTAAGAACTTCTTCATTCATACTAAATGTATAGCTGTTATATTCACTAGAAACTTCTCGTTCAGTATGCCCAGCTCTAAACATCAATCTAATTTCTTTATTCTTTGAAGGGATATTTTGAAGATTAGGGTCGCTAGAACTAAATCGTCCAGTACCTGCCCCTAGTTGATTGAAATGAGCATGAAGTCTGTTATCTTTCGGACTTACACAAGCAGGAATCTTATCAATATATGTTCCTATTAACTTCTCAAGCCCTCTTTTCTTGAGAATAAGATCACAAAGAGGAATATTTATTTTCTTGAGAATTTCTTCTCCTGTTCCTCTTGGCGCTTTCTTATCTTGTATAGGAACTTGTAATATATCATACAACAAAATTGCTAACTGTGTTGGGCTATTTAACTGAGGAGGATCTGCAAGTTGTTCATTCTTTGACTTCTTGTAAGTATACTCTCCTGATTTATTTTGTTTAGAATTTAACTCTTTATAATTAGCTTCTTTTGTTTGTCTCCATGCAGCAATCTTATCAGAATATTTAGAAAGTTCTTCGTCAATCTCTTTATCAACTGCTTCAACTTTCTTGTGATATTTAGTACTTAATCTTGACGCATAATCCTTGTCAATTTCAACACCAAGAAGTTCCATCTCTGCAGAAACTTGAACAACTGGCATCTCAACATTCATGAACACACTATAAAGATTTTCATTTCCAGGCTTACTGAATTGTTCCTTCTGCCATTCATATAACCGATATGTAATTAGAGCATCAGTAGCTGCATATAGTGCGAAAACATCAGGGTCAACAACTTCGTATTCAATACCTTGGAATAAATGCTCAATATCGTACTTCTCTTGAGTACTATCAATATGTAGTATGTACTGTTTCTTTAGAGCTGCTAATTCATTCTCATCAAGGATACGGGCTGCAATTTCTGTATCCCAGTATATATCTAAAACACAACCACAAGTGCACTTGATAACTTCATAGTCAAACTTGCCGTTGTGCATAATGATTTTAGTATTTTTCAGCCTATCAAATTGTTCTTTTATTTCTTCTTCTGTAAGCTGATTTTCTAACTTATTATGAGAAACATAATCTACATGATTTACGGGAATATAGGCGCTCTTTTTACCGGGAGTATAAATACATGCCCCCATCAGAAGGCAAGTAATCGGATCAAGACTATTGTTGGTCTCGGTGTCGATTGCAATTGCACCATTACTGATGGAGGCATCAATATAATCAACAAGATCTTGTTTTGTCCTTATAACTTGAGTATTCTCTTTATACCTGCCAAGGATACGGTCTACTTCTGCATAGATTAACTGTAGTTTATCATATACAGAAACACTCTTAGAGCTAATAACTTTCTGAGTTTCAACCTTTGGCTTCTTTGGAGAGTTAATTTTTGTTGTAACTTTCTTAACTTCCTTCTTGACAGGTTTTATTTCAAAATCTTCACCCCATAGGGACATTTAAACAGATCTCCTTCTCTTAGTTACGAACGGGTCTTGCTACAACAGGATTGCCAGCGGGTGCTGCCGGCGGATACTGATTAATAAAAGTCTGCTGAGGAGCATTATACGCGGTCACTTGCTGCTGGGGATTCGGTGCAGGTGCAGTTACCTGAGGAGCATACGCCTGCGGGGCACCAACAGAAGCTCCAGTCGGCACAAACTGAGTCGTCTGCGGGACATAATTCTGCTGAGCACCATAAGCAGGAGTGGTTTCCTGACTGGCTTCAGGCATTCTACCAGTATTAACAAAAATGGTCAGATCTTCAAAGCTCTTATCAAGAACAATCGTTCCAGTAGCGCTATAGTCTTTGAACGCTCCTTCAGGAATAGGATAGTTCTGAGAAGGATAGATCCGGTCAGGGGCAAACAGAATATCATAACTAGTATCTCTGCTACCCGCTGCTCCATTACGGTGAATCTTGAACAGGCACTGGGACAGCGGACCATACTCATTGATGAGACTCTTGATTCTGGTCGCATAGCTCAGACCTCTTGCCCACACCTTAGGAACAGGAACAATGGTACCATTTTCACCAACACGATACTCAATAAGATGAATAAACATCACATTCTGAGTATTCGCACCAGTAGCACAAAGAGGACAATTTTCCATAGGATCGCGAGGATTACGGAGGCAGTTCACGGAACGGAACTTACCATTGATAGTAACATTGTGAGTGGTTACAATATCAAAGGAAGAAACGTCATCGTGCATGAAACGAACAAGCGCTTCATCGCCATCATTCTTCAGTGCAAAGGATTCTACATAATTCGGGTTAATTGCATTCTGCATTTCAGTTGCTTCTTCAAAAGTTACTCTTGCCATAATTTCATTACTCCTTAAATTTCATTTTTCTAGATTTGGCTTTTTACACATATAATATATAGAAAATACTGTAAAAAATCAACTAATTGAATACTGAGAAACCAAAGGTAGGTTTGCTATTTCTTCACCAGTTAAATCATTACAGTCCTTTCCTCTAGGTAATAACATGATGTCTACAAATACATCTTTTCTTATATTAGTTAAGAATCTTGTTATGCCCTTATCTCCTGCTTCGTCCCCATCAAATGCTAGTATGTAATGACGAATGGGAGACTTGTTGAGTATTTCATATTGATCTCTTGTTCCTGTTCCTATAAGGGCTACTGCAGGATAACCAAGAGTATTCATATAGAGAGCGTTTATTTGACTCTCACAAACAAATACTGTATCTCTGTTTTCCTTTAGCATAAAGTTAAGAAGATAAACAGGCTTCTTAACTCCTTGTGGTATAAAAAATTGTTTTGTCTTAACAGATCTTTTAGTTATAAATTTTAATCTATTATGTTCATCCCACACAGGAAATGTTATACTATCAGTCTCTTTATCATATCCAACTTTATACTTCAAGATTATTTCTTGAGAAAGTTTTCTCTGAAACTGATACGGATGAAAATATGCAAATTGATCAAGAATAGATTCATCAAGCACTGTCTCTTTGGGCTTACCAATTTGAATTTCAGGTAGATATGTTTGCTTCTCAATAAAGATATTTGAATATCTTTGAACAAGCCATTCTTTTCCAAACTCATCATCTTGATCAAAGCAGTGACCTACAAGAGTAAAAAGAGGTACGCTTATACCACAAGCAAAACAGTGAGTAATTCCTTTATCTGTATACTTATCATCATCTCTAGCAAAGACTGTACAACTCGGATGTTTTTCTTTACCATCTGAATGAAAAGGGCACTGGATAAATACATTATCTCCCTTGTCGATAATTGTGTTCAGATACCGTCCGTTTGTTTCTTTATGTACTTGTTTGAGTATATCGTAAACAGGAGCATCAATTACTTTATTGTTTATTACTAACTCCAATTAAAACACATCTTCCTCAAATTCTTTTGCAAGTTCTTCAGAACCTTCGCCTTCTAGTGCATTACTTTCTTCAGGAACATAACTGAATATGCCCTTATCAAAATCTGCTGCATATTTTATCTTCCTATCATTAACAGCATCTCTAGCCTTTGCTAAGTTAAGAGTTAAGATATCATCTTTATGCTCAAGAAAGATTACAATAGTGCTATCTTGAGAAATTCTATCTGACTGTGCGATATGACTGACATCTACTCCGCCAGAGGTATCATTCCTATTCTGCTGAGAAACTGCAATAATCGGAATCTTTTCCATTACTTGTAAGTTTTTCAGGTCCCTAGAAATGTTTGCTGCTTTCTCAACAGGAGTTCTTGCTTTACGGTCATCTTCTAGAAGAGAATGCTGGTCGACAAACAGAATATCTAATTTGTCTTGGTCAATAAATGCTCGTAGAGCAGTAACACCAGCAGGCCCGTTAATATCATTCGGAGTAAGAACTTTAAAAGAATTCTTGAACTTACTGCTCAGAGAATCAATATATCTCTTGTAATCATTTTGTAGATCTGCATTACCTCTAGTGATTCCGTAGTTAGAAAGATGACCATACAAAGTATCAAATCTATATCCGACTTTGTTCGTTGACATCTCGCCCGAATACATACCTACTGTTAATCCTTGTTCCAGAGCAGCAACTGCACACTTCAGAAGAACCCAGCTCTTACCAACACCAGGACGAGCAGAAATAGTAGCAAGTTCTTCAAGTCTGTCCCAACCACCGATTAGTTTATCTAACTCTGGAAATCCTGTTTTGACATAGTACTTTTCAAAATCTCTGCAACGTTCAACATACGCATCATAACGAGAAGAGTCTGTTAGGATATCAACAGACTGAAAATGCTTTGCTTTTACAACAGACTCCTGAGCCGTAGTATAGAGCGCAAGAGCTTCATCTACTTTATTCTTCATAAGTAGATCTCTTACTTTATTGAAAATAGATGCGAGGAGTCTTGTATTCTTATCCTTTACTAGTTCATCAACAAGATAGTTATTTGGTTCATCGACTTGCAACACATCAAAATCAGGAAACTGAGAAACAAAAGTCGCTAAGTCAGGAATTCTCCCGTACTTATTAAAATGTTCTTTTATGAACTTAAATTCTTCTTTATAATCGCTAAAGTATTCTTCGTCAAGATTGTTACCAATAAGAAGAGAAGTATCATTATTAGCAACCATCTTATTAAGAACCTGAGCTTGAATAATCAAATACTCACCCCCAGAGCTCTTTTATCTTTTCCGTCAAATCTAATTTTTTCCGAAGTATTAAAAATTCTACTTGCTATGCGCTCACCAACTGTATTAACAAGACCTGTATAATCCATATTAGAAGTAAAAATATTTGATTTACCAAGATTAACACGAGCATCAATTATATTAAAAAGCATTTCGTGTTCAAACGCTGTTGCAGATTTTGTTGCAATATCGTCAAACACAACTATATCTGCAGAGTATACATACTTCTTAATATGTTGTGCATACTCACTTGGTTCTGAAATATTCTCCTTTATTGAGATTAAGTATTTAGGAACACTGACAAAAAGTGCTTTACAATCAATGTCACACTTATACCAGACATTTGTTAGATAAGACTGTATAAGTCTTATCGCCCAAGTCGTCTTTCCATTTCCCACATTAGAAGAATAAATATATAAGTTACTTCCTGAATCTACAAAATGTTTAACTCCGTCAGACTCTATAGCGCTTAAACGCTCAAACGCTTGTCGATCTGTCCCATCTGCATCAATTCTTAGAGGAATACGGATACGCTGTTTATCAGTAAGTAAAGACAGGTCATAAAGCTGTTGTAACTTAAACAACTTTATGCAGAACACATCGTTATCTCTACATTCACACTCTTTACTCTGATTTAAGAATTTTTTACAAGTATCCTTCATCCAGCAATCATTACTGGTAATCAACTACTCACACTCTTTCTTTATATCCTGTATCAGAGGATATAATATCTTATCAATATTTCTACTATTTACATTATATAGATAACTAAGAACAGATTCAACTTTTTCAACAGAGATACCGTACTCTTTTGAAAACTCACGAGCATAATTATCAGGAAGTTCATTCAATTGTTTTGCAATCTTTCTTGAATTGATAATATACTTCTCATCTTTGTTTTCAATCAAAGAAGGATCTTTGATTAAAAGATCTAGAACAAATGCAGCAATAAAGTCATTGTTTTGAAAATATTGTTTTATCTTTTTACCCCAAAACAGATTTTCTAGCAAAGGAGATAATTCATCCTTTGCTAACAAAGAAACAAATGTTTGTGAATCTTCTTCATCTTTCAGTGTATTATCAAGAGACAAAGCATTGCTCATAGCTTTCCTTTTATGTCTTTGATCAGCGACAAAAAGATTTGTTATGCTCTGTTGAAAAGTTAGATTGATTGCTTTTTCTGGACCTTTTTCATCTTTGTATATACTCTGAGTAGGATCTTCCCAAGCAGCCCGCCCTAAAACAAAAAGTATTGATTCAATCAAGCATTCATAACAATCTTCTTCTGACAATACTTTAACAGGTTGTTTGTTATATGTTTTTGTCAAAACATGCCAGAAGTTTAGAACAATAGCGCTTATATAGGAACTCAGTAATTCTGTTTCACCATCTCGTTCTGCTTCTTTATACCTTCTACATAATTCATTACGATTAACTTTCTTCCAATCAGGTATTTGGTTAGCAGACTGCGTATAGGCTTGTCTGTATTCGTCTAACACTTTACTCCCTCATAAAAATAGTAGTAAAAACAACATATAGGTTGCCCTTACTACTAATTATAGTATATTCTTCTGTAAAAATCAACTACATTATGCACTTTCCGCATCTGCTCTATTGAATATATCAAGAATGTCTTTATACTCTGGTGCCCACTTCTCAATAAATCTACCATACTCAGGTTGATACTTCATCATATGTAAAGAAATAAGTTGAGCAAGTTTAATCTTGAAATCTCCTGTATAGTAATCATCACAAAGGTTATACATACAAGACCAATTTTCGTGACAATAAAAATGTGCTTCCTCAGTGGGGTTGCCCTTCTTGTCAGTAAAAACTTTTGTGTAAAATTTTCCAACATCATGCCACAATGCAAGATGAAGAAGAATTCCATACTGTTCAGAAAGAGGGTCTACGTTAGAACTTATCCATGACTGAGTTTGTTTACAATGTTCATAAACATCATACTTATGATGATGATTATCGTGAGCAAGACCTCTGCATTTATCAAGAATAGAATCTAATGTAATATTACTCCTCTGAACAACAGTAATCTTGTCCCAGCCTTCGCTATAAAGAGGCATCTGAAACTCATTGAAGTGCCTACGAATAACAAAGTCAGGAACAGTACGCTGACGATTCTTATTCTGAACACAACAATCTTCATAAGTAATCGCAACAACAATACAGTGTTTAGTAAACTCTACACCAGCTCGGCTCTTAACATCATTAAGGAAACTTTTCCGCTTCTTCCTATTCAGATTAGTAGCATCAAAAATAACGCTGTGCCCAATACTGAGAAGATTAGCACATCTTGATCTACAGATAGCAAAAATTTCTGCGGGGTTGCCCTGGACGGACTCATCACCAAAAAGCTCATAGCGAATAGAATCTGAACTAACAATCACATAATTGTTATTTTCAGACCTAAGATTATTCGCAACAGTACTCTTCCCGCTACCTGCCGGGCCAACAAGCATGATAAATTCGTTCATCTGTACACTCTTTCAATAAGTTATTACATTATAATTATATAGTATAACAACTTAACAATCAACAAAATTAATCCTCTTCACTATAATATGTAGATCCAAAGTTTCCTTCTTCATACTCAAGAAAAGGCCAACCAAATGTACCGTATACTTCTCCCTCTTCATCTTCATGTCGTAAGAACTGAGCATAACACCCCTGTTCTTCTTTCTTAGTGTGCTCTCCACGAGAGTACATACATACTGTATAAGTATAACTCTTGTCAGTAAGAAGTTCCGGGCACCATTTTTCAACCCAATCTTTTGTTGCAGTGATGCACCAATTTTCAGACATATCAATGATACCTGATCTAACACAGATCTTATTCTCTTTACACCAGGTATCATTGTTGAATTGACTACTTTCTACCCATGTTTTCAAATTACCATCCGGTGGATAATCTCTTCCGCAGAACCAATTATTCAATTCAAAGTATACAATTTCATTCATCTTTTCATTCTGTCCCTTTGAGCGTTCAAGTATCTTATTAGATATTATCTGCCCAATATTCATTTCAATTTTGCTACTTTCATTTTCTTGCCACAATTCGGGCAATAATTAAACCGATCTACTTCAAAAAAGTATTGATCGGAATACCCATACCCACATTCAGAACAGAAAGTTGCTCCACCACCTGCATAACTTTTTGTTTCTTTGTGAATCCAGTATCCCTTAGTATATCCGTGGTCACCTTTTCTAGGTCTCATACATTCAATATCTTCTTCTTTTGCTTTCTCTAGATATCTTTTTAGCTTCTCCCACAACATCGGAGTTCCTTTCTAGCTCAATCGACATATTGATTAAGATAGTCAATTAAACCAAGCCTTGAATCTGAGTAACTCGTACCCAACTTTACAAGGCGATAGATTTCATTAACAAGCTCCTCTGTATTTGTAATCGACCGTAGTTTGTCTGCTCTTGTAGGTTTTGCTCTTTTAAATGTATAGCAAGATGTAATGTATGGGGGATTTTCATCATACATCTCGCAAGAATCTTTATTGATACATCTTATACAAAGAGACTCATTTATCGGATTTGTCATGTTTTAACTCTTTGTAATTGACAGGACATATTGTATTAGCACATAAAGAAATTCCACAAACAGGGCACTGAATGTGACACCACGAGACATCTGATGCTGTGTATCTAATCTTTGAATGGCACTCAACACATTCTACTTCATAGACAGGAACAACTTGTCTATCTACTACTTCAATCATGTCCTTCACTCCTTCGGTTGAAATGGGATACGCACTGGCAGTTCCATCTTGCCTTGCCAGTACCATCCGCACCGTCTACATCTTCGCGCTGGTATCGGGGGGTTTGAGGTTAATGTAAGAAGATCCAAATCTCCGCCACACTTCGGGCACGTTTCAATAACATACATATTATATACCTTCCTTTGATAAGTAACACTCACACAGGTCAAACTGTTCATGGCTGCCAACCATCCACACAGCCTGTTTCTGATCTGCAAAAGCCATACAGACATACCCGTCCATATCTGTATGTTTACAGCCTCCTTGAGAATAATCAAACTTTATCAGTTTATACTGTCTACGACAAGTAGCACAACATTCTTTCATAGTTCACCATAAGCACAGAAGTATGTATCGCTAACAGGAAAAATACAACCAGCCCTCTCAAGCTGTCCGCAATCACACTTATGATCCTCAGGATCGCGATGACGACAGTCTTTACAGAATACTACAGCTCTTTCATTTGACAGATCTACAGCTGGAAGACCTGCAATTATTCTTTGTGCCGCTCTGTGACAGGAAGCTACTAGGCCGTCGTTTACAGAATCCATATGAACAACTAGATTTCTCTCTGTTAGTTCGTCAATTGCTAACGATCTTTCAATACAATCTCTCATAGCATTTCCTTCTTATGCACCTTATGAACACTTCCAAGTTATATTAGGATAACGACAATCATTCATTCTAGGACAAAGTTTCCCCGTGATACGACATACTCCGCAAGGGAGATAGTTCTCACAATACTGCAATGAGTATTTTTCAAAATTTGTTCTAGGATATGAATTAATAGGTGTTCGTAAATCATTGAAATGTGGTGTTCCATTATAATATTCTGTATTCATCTTTGTATCCTTTAACACATAGAATGTAAATTATCCATCATCTCTTTATAAGAGATACCGTCAGCAAGACCAGGTGACCCGTCGCTGTCAGTAGGATTATACTTAGCGTCTTCCCACGAAGGAAACATAAACTCAAGCATAGCAAAATTTGCAACATCTACAAGATATTCCGTATTATGAGTCTTAATATAAAGATCTAACCTCTGCTGAATACATTTATACGCTTGAGCCAAATTTGGGTAAGTCTTTTTTGCATTGCCATATTTATAGTAGGACATTTCAATAGCACTTTTCATCTTGGAAACAAATGCTTCTGAAAAATCTTCTTTCAAAATCTCTTCCCTTGTAACCAACAATTATTTTCTCCTTTATACTCAGATAAATTCAATCTCATAACTATAGATAATCCCTTTCTTTACCTGCTGGTTCATTTCTTTGACAACAGAGCTAAGAAAAGAAGAACACTTAGGAAGAGGAATAGCACTAATACGGACTTTTCCGTCAGGGAAAACTTTAGTGATCATAATAACATTCTTTTTCATTTCTGTCCCTCCGTAATTCTCTATCACATATCAAGAGGAAGATCTGAGTAAGTACTACGATTGAAACTACGAAGTTCTCTATACTGATCTTCTGTAATCTCCCCGGATTCTCTCCAATCCTTGATTACTTCAACATTCTCACGAAATCCAGGGTCAGCTCCATAAGCATTGAAGTTATCAACAAGTACTTCTTTCATAGCTTCCATAAACTCATCCATAACTGTAACTCCTTCTTTATTATAGTTTAATTATATAATAATCATCAAACAAAATCAACTAACTAAGTTAGCTCACAAATATATTTTCGCAGACTGTCAATAGATCTTTCTTCAATCTTATCGTCAATAACATAATCACTGATAGCACCTTTATCGTGAACTAGCTCATCGACTCTTTGATCTATTGTTCCATTGCATATTAAATAATGAATAAAAACAGGATCTTTTGAACCAATACGGTGTATTCTATCTTCACACTGTTGACAATCTGCTGCCGTCCACGGATTGCTAACAAAAATTGCGTGACTTGCTCTGTTAAGAGTAACACCCGTACCCATTTTACTTGTTGTAGCAAGCATAACCATATGAGTATCATCATTCTGAAACATTGTTATATTGTTACTGATTTCAGAATCTTTAACATCGCCTGTACACAGCAAAGGATTATACTGCTTAAGTTCTTCTTTCAATATATTAAGTGTTTCTTTGAAAGTACTAAATACTACAACTTTCTCATTATTAGAAACAATTTGTTCTACTAAGTCTATAGCTCTAAGTACTTTCTCTGATTTGATAGGCTCCGTTGTTAAAACAGAAGGGCACTCTGTAGCCTGTCTTAGTCTGGCAACCATTGACAGAATGCTTGCTGTTGACATATCAACTTTATCGACTTGTGCAACAATTCCTTCTTTAATATTTGAATAGAATGTAGACTGTGCTGTATTCATTTCAATTATTTCTGGAATAATTGTTTTAGGTGGCAGGTCAAGAAGATCTTTTGTTCTACGAAGAGAACAGCTCGAAAGTTGTTCTTTCAAGGTATCAATATTTCTATAACCTATAAACTCATTATTGAAAAATCCCGTATAGTTACAATAATAATATTTGAAGTTACTGAAACTGCATCTTTCTCTACCAATCCACTTAAGAGGAACATAAGCATCAAGTGGGCTATTTAACAATAGAGTTCCAGTCAGAGCTACTTTATATTTTGGTCCTGTAAGTTTCAAAAAGTTCTTTCCTTGTTGTGATTGTGGATTCTTACATCTGTGTACCTCATCAACAACAACTAAATCAAACTTATTTGCTCCTTTGTTTATTCCTTTAACAACATCGTTATCTCGTAAAGTTTCAATGTTGGTTACAACAAAGAATTCTTTAATTTTACTGTTAAGGTCTTTAACTCTGTCGCTAACACTTCCGATAGAAAACTTTCCGTTCTTACTAATACGCTGTCCGAGAATATAGCACTGTTCGTCTGTATGCTTTTCAATTTCTTTCTTCCAGTTAAACTTAAGTGTATTTACTCCACAAATAATCAAACAGTGCTCAATCTTTCCTGCCTTCTTCAACTCAAGCGCAAGATAAAGCATCTGAAGAGTTTTACCAAGACCAGGAGCATCAAGTAACAACCAGTTATCATGCTGAAGACCATACTTTATTCCTTCTTCTTGATAAGGGAAAGGTTTAGTCTTGAAAGAATGAAGTGTTGGTTCCTTTTGTTTCTTTTCTTCAACATCAGAAAGAAGAGTAAGATCAACAGAATCAAAAACAGAAAGACGGTCGATAATCTTTGCTAGATCAGAAGCCGGAACTTCCCATGTTAAAGTCTTTCTATCAAACTCTCCAACAGTAACGCTCTCTTTCAGTGCTTCAACAATGTCTTTGTTATAATCAAACTTTATATATAAAGAAGATATACCAGGTATCTTCTTATTTAATTTTTCCTCAATTGTTATCAAACTAAGTTCTCCTTAAATAATGGTCCACCAGTAGTCATAATACTTATGACCAATATTACCTTTTGGCAAGTTATATTCTAGTGGAAGATTACGAGTTTTCTTTCTTGATTGTCGTTTGAAAAATTGATTGCCACAGTAATACCGTTTCAGATATCTAGGATTAGAAAAACTATTCCACCAGACCAGCATTGGGGAATTCTCACTCAATCTTTTCAAACGCTTTCTATGAATAAAATCCTGGAAGCGTCTATACTGTGTTGTTCTATTCATATTAATAGTTCTTTGGATAATGCTTAAAGATCCATGACAAAAGCTGAGCAGCAAATACCGTCAGACAAAGAAGAGAAAAAATCTCACAATTAAAAATAAGCATAAGGATAAAGAGGACAATGTTCACTACTGTCATGTTGATCTTTTTCATTATCAGCACTCCTTAATTATTCTTCGTCAAACAAGAACTTTTCTTTTGTTATCCTAGTAGCGTAATCTTCTTCAAAATTTCTTTTTAAATCTACTTTTGTATTGAAACTAATTTTAGCTGTCACAGAAAATGGAACATTGCAGAAATTACAGGTATAAGTTTCTTCGGTATCAAGATTACTTCCAACTATATCTGTAATCTGATTTTGCTCGTCTCTTTCAATGTGAATAGCTTTTCCGAAAAACGAGTTCGGAATATATATCTCCTGAGGGAGATACTCCGCTCCGCAGTTCGGACAAACAATCACTGTTTTCTTCATATACTATTCTCCTATTGTTTGTTTTTCAATTATATTTTATTAAAAATATTAAGAAAAATCAACTTAATATTGTTATTTATTTTATTATTTTTATATATTGTTATTATTTGTCTTTACTTACTAAAGATCTTGTTCTTAACTTAGTAAAGAACTTGCTGTTAACTTTCTAAACAACAAAAATGAGAACACCTCTAAGAGATGTCCTCATTATATACAGTGTATTAGTAATTTATTGAATAATACCACCGTCAATGACTGATAAGTCTAAAGAATCTTTAGAGAATCGTATTTTACTTTCAGAAGGAATCTGCCAGCCACTTGCAGAAGAAGAAAATTCTGCAATTCTTAAAGTTCTAACAACTCCTCCATTTACAGGAGTATAATCGGGAGAACTATCAATTACAAGACCTGTATAGTTTCCGTTGTCGTCTTGACCAAACAATTCTTCGTACTGTAAATTATCCCCTGCTGTTGAAGTAACAAGTTCAATGTGGGCATATACACTGCCTGAAGTATATGTTGTTCCTAACCCTAAAGAAGTTACAGGATTAACTATCTTAAAATAGTAACCATAGAGATTGAACTCTAGTGGAATATCGTCAGATAAAGAACTAGAAATAACAAATCCTTCAAGGTTGATTAATTTGTTTACAATACCTACTAGAGCCTGTTCTGACATCAGTCTCGCTAATGGTTTACTTCCTGCTCTTCTAACTGCAGGAAAAACACTTATTTTTTCAGATGCTATTGTTGACATTACTTTTCTCCTTATTCAGTCGGATTTGTTAGTTTCATTGACCATTCTATGATAGCATTCACACCAGGAACTATACGAGAGAGCTGTTCTGCAGGAATATCTAATCTTGCTAAATCTCTCTTTCCTGTCTTACTTTCATTATCTGTAATAAGATATAATTTGAAGGTGTCAGTTGAAGTTACAGGAACTTGATTGTATAACATATCACTAGATACTGTAGCAGTGAAATTAGCGGTAAATTCTCCTTGGTCGTTAACACTCCAGTTAGCTCCTGTTAGAGGAAGTCTGTTAAGTGTTAAGAAAGAAAGATATTCATCTTCTGTTCCTGGTACTAATTTTCTTATATCAATATATTTAGGAATATCGCAGTCTCCGCGATAGTTTCCGCTCATTATTCTTGCAAATGATTCAAATAATCCAGGTAGACCTTCATTATGAGATTGATAAGAAAATACTTTATCTTTTATCTTTAGTTTAACATTTACTGTTCCTACATACCAAGTGTTAGTAATATTCATGTGTACTCCTTATCCCGTTATAGAGTATGTATTTAGAATATATCTTGCATAATTACATTCTTGCCAATTATTTTCAACTCTTAAAAGATATACATCATTATATAATATAAGATCTCCATTATTAACAGTTATACCTTTTTCTTCAAGAGCTGAAATAATTCCTCCCTCTGTACTAACTTCTTCAGTACTTATATTTCCTAAGAAATTAATTCTATACCAAGTAGGAGTATTATTTGAATATGCAACACATATCATTGGTCTTGATTCTGTTGAGGTACTATCTTCAGAAGTATAGTTTATAATTGCGGTACTGTAAACTTGAGTTGATAAAGTTTCAAGATAATCGTCAGCATCTTGTTCTGAATCGTAGTACCCAATGAAACGATTACTTACATAACTAGTATTTGAAATAATTGATGACGTATTTGCAGAACCTAACTTATAAGACTGTGACTGGTCATGCCCTCTTAAGTTGGCACTAATATTATCAGAAAGAAATAGTAGTTCTGCGGAATCTTCACTCTTTAATACAATGTCCGGAAGAGAAGTACCTTTATCAAATTCTATATAGTAGTTAATTCCTGCAGGAAGAATATATCTAAATAATTCTTCTAAAACAGAAGTATCTGGTTTTGTATGGAAAGAGTGTATTCTTACTATCAAACTATTATTATCAGGCAACTTACCATTTGAAAGAACACATGGACCATCTTCTGAAAAAGGTGGACTTGTTGGCGTCTTAAGATAGTAGATATCCATATCAGAGGCTACTGAATACATTCTTAGAAATAGATATAATGTTTCTTTGATTGCTTTCAATGAACCTTTGTTACGAACTACTATTGGAAAGCATTCAAGTATACTCCTAAGTTTTTCGTCATCTATTTTTCTTTCTGTAAAGAAGCCTAACTTAGTTTGAAGTAATTGTAAGACACTCGTTCTACACTCCTTTGTATCTATTAAAGAAATAATAGAATCTGTATCAAACTTCATTCCATTAAACACACTGTCGTACAGTCTGCCTAGTAATTGAAAATCTCTTGAATCTTCAGTGTAGACCGAAGGAGTTAATTCTTGTACTTTTAATATACTCATTATTTCTTACCTGCAATATATATTGAAGTATTATCTGATGTATCAAGTTCACATATAGTAAACTTGTTGAATATATGATTAGGATTCAAGAAAGATGATGCTTCTAGAGGATCTTCAATGAGTTCATCTTCATCAACTTGATATGTATAGTTGAAAACATTATCTCTATCAAATCTTGGGATTAATAATAACATTCTTTCAAAATACTCATCATTTATATTATCTGTGTGAGTATACAAGAATGGGTTCTGTAGCGTGATAGTAACTTCCTCTGTAGCAAGTGTTCTTGATACAGTTAATTGATGATTACTTGTAATCTTATCATCTGTTACTTCAAGTGTCAGATAGTAAGTCCTCTGTTCTTTTAAATCAGATTGAGAAGAATTTAAAGAAGTTAAATTCACTCCATCAAACTGAATATTCAAACTGTCTGAATCAGCAAATACATTTGTATTACTAAATGGTATTATGTAGTTTCCTTTTGGAAGAATAAATTCTATTGTTGCTGTTCTTCCGCTAGAACCAGGCAGAAGTTTTATCTTAACATTATCTTCACCATAAACAACTGTATTTGAAGAAAGCTGTTTCTGATATACAAAGAGGTCAAGATATTTTCTATTACCATCTGTGTCAACAAGATATGTTGGTAATCTATCGCTACTACCATCAGAATCAATAGAAAGAGAAGATATAATAGCTGTTTGATAGTAATTGTAACTTCCTTTATCCGCACCAGTAATTACATAATCAGAAAAAGTATCTGAAGTTGACAGCTGGAATTTCACTGTTTGATTTCCAAGAAGTACTTGTTCTGTGTCGGGTCCTATATTTAAATTAAGTAAGGACTGAGCATTCCAAGAAACAACATTACCACTGCTATTCTGTAGTTCCATCTGTGGTAAGTATACCCACTCTTTACTCTCAGGACTCATATAGGAAATAGCAAAACCTTGTAAGGTTAATGTATCAGGATCGGTATTTTGTTCGATATATGTATAAGTAACAACTACGGTTGCTCCATTAGGAATTACTCCCAGGTCTACCGTACACTTCTGAGTAGCCTGATCAAATGTATAGTTAGTTACCGTAACTGTTCCTTCTCCACCAGAAGTATAAACAACAGAAGCAACAGATGTAACAGATGTTTGAGTAAATGTTATTTCGTTACTTGTTCCATCAGCCCAAGAGTTAATAGTCTTTGTTGTTGTATATGGCGTTATATTCGAGCCAGACTTAACACCAGTTCTGTCAAATGTTCTTGACCAGGATGTTAGTTCATCGTTAACAAGTCTGAACTTAGTTCCAGCGTTAAGTGTATATATTTTATTTTCTGTTAGTTCTACTCTTCCATTAGTAGGAATTTCTTTCCAGTAATTAGCTAATGCAGATGCACCAGAATTTAGAATTACAGATGAATCAAGAACTTTAACTCTCCAAACATTGATTTCCACATTTGGTTCAACAATGTGGATCTTAGTTCCTGTTCCCATAATATACATTTCTGTTAGATCTGAATTAGAATAGATAAAATATTCACCAGCATCTAGTAGTTTATCATTTGAAGTGTCTTGGCCATGATTTACTGGGAATTCATAATACTGAAGATCATCAGTAGTTTCATTTAGTATCCAATAACAGTAACAACCGTCTGTAGAAGTAATTGTAACTTCATTTACTGCTTTTACAGTTATAGTCTTTGTACCGGAAAGAATATTTGCCGCAGAGTTTACATTCAAGCTAACAAGACTTGAAAGATCCGCTAAGTAACCTAGATTGTCAGTGCTTATATAATTTTCTGGACTCAGATCAGTTTCAGCTTGCAGATATGCTCCGCCAACTGAAGTGTTGCTGGAAGTTAGTTCAAATGTCGGGCAGATAATATGTCCTTTACCATAACTAGCAAACTTATAATAAGCATCAGGGTTATCGCTGTCTTTCCAATATAAGAATAAATACTCATTCTGTAATAGTTGATAATTAGTATCAGCATTTATTACTTTACTAGAAGCGTTCGGTGTATAGAACTCAAACTTGACATAGTTCGAATAACTTGTTATATCAAGTAAGTTTGGAGAGTAGAATTGAATACTCTCATTATTACGAAGAGTATACTCATTAGAAAGATTGCTAACAGAAATATCTACATTTGTTTGAATATGACTAATACCATTTATTTCATACTTATCTTGTTCTGAAGTATTGGGTCTGTTTGAATTATATGTTTGATCAAATCTATGTGTATATTTATTACCAGAAACAATCAGGGGAGTCTTACCTGCTAGAACAGATTTTGCAAATATTTCGTCTCTGAATTGCGTTCTGTAAGATATACGAGCTGTTATACTATCGCCAGTAACAAGATCACTATTATCTGATGACCAATATGTAATAACAACTGGTGCTCCAACTGAAGATGCAGACGGAAGTGTAACAGTACTACCACTAAATGTTACTCCGGATAGTTCTACTTTACTTCTGAGAACACTTTCAATTCTGTTAATGGAGTTACTTACAGTAAATTGTGTCTGGCCCGCTGTAGCCATGAATGACTCGGTATATCTAAAATAGATGCCATACTCAGTTATATTTACATTTGTACTATTTATCTTCCAGTTAGGATTACTATAAACAAATTTTATAGGCTCGTAATTTATCTGACCTGCTTTGTGCATGAATGTCTGAGAATCAACTACTGCTTCAGAATCATTTGTAAATGTATACTCAATGTTAACTTCATCTTCTGGAGTGTTGATTTCTACTTCAACAAAAGGATAAGTTCCTTCTTCTAATGAAGAATCATAATAAACAGCATATGTAGTAAACTGAATATTTGACATATTCACATCTTTAATTCTTGCATCAGAATTTTTTACTATCTCTTTAACATATTCTAATGTTATTTCAGACCCAAACTCAACTTCTTTTGAACTTAATCTATTATAAAGTGCTCTCTTTATAGTTCCTAACATATCATTTGCTTCTACAGCACTTAATGGGTACTGTGTAGTTATTCTGCAGTCAATAGGGAACTTATTCTTAAAGAAACAGAAGTGAGAAGAAATACTTGAAGGAGACTCAAGGTTCTTGAAATCATGCTGTAAAGATTTAACATCCTGTAAATAATCTTTAACAGTATCTTGTTGAGTATTACTTAACATATTGAATGTTAATTGATGCCCAGCAGCTGTTGTTACTGACGGCATATACTGTAATAAGTATAGTTTCAATGAGAAAGCATCAAAGGTTGGAACAGTTTCAACTTCATCAAATGAACTGTTAACCAAATTATATACCTTTCCAGTATCTAAATCGTAGCAGTAAGATGTTCCTATCTTTTCCTCTGTATATTCATTATAGTATATACTTCCAATCTTTCCCGCATAGAATACTCCATTATGTAAGTATCCTGGTAGTGCATCATTTTCAATCACATGTACGGAAGAAATAATACTATCATTTAGAGTAACAATATTGTAAGTATCTTGCAAATCATTTGTTCTATCACAAACAAATCCGTTAGAAACTAATTCAGAAGTTAAGACGTAGTTTAGATAGTCTCTTAATGTAACTAGAGTATCAAATGTTCCTACGACTCTTTTATAATTCTTATATCCATCTTCAATTGATTCTGGATCTCTACCATCTACAGCACTGTAGATGTTCATCACTTTTACATTGTCAGAGTTGATAGTTACGGAAGTATCCTCAATAGGAGCAAATGAATAATAGAAATCATTCAAGACATTGGCAGCAATATTTCCGCTTTGGCCGTCAGTTCTCAGGTATGTTATGTTTATTCCATTCTTGAATAATAACTCAGCATCCTCAGGGAACTCTAGATAACAGTAGTTACCATCATTCGTAACACCAAATTTGTAGATTGTTTGACCTGGCTCTTCAACAAGCAGATTATCTTTTCTTACCCACTGATTATAATTTGTGTTGTCAGAGTTGGTAATGAATACTCCATTCTCCGCTACCATGTTAGTGTCAAAATACAATCTATTTTTTGTGTCAAGATGAGAAACATTGATGTTAGTTTCACCATTTATTGAATAGTTAGTTGCAACACCTTCCATAACAAGAACAGAAGAAACAGTTCCATCAGTCAGTAATTGAACATCACTTACAGTAGCATCAGTAGAATTTGTTGTAGTCGAACCGATGATAGAATAAATAATTTCTCTTTCGCTATCTGTTATCATTGTAAACTTCGGGATAGTATATGAAGGAACACTAGTTTCATTTCCTATATACTTTAAGGAAGCAATAGTACCAGCAGACCGATACCACTTCATATTGTACCCAAGTTGAGCAAATAACTGACGAGCATTAGGAAGCTGTGAGACAGTCTCTGGGAAGCATTCAAGAATATTACTATCAATATTGTAGTTAATCTTGTCTGCTATAATAGCATTCAACTTTAAAAGTATAACACCTGGGTCTGACTCGTTTGACACAGACGGGTCCCACTTATATGTAAGTTGTTTAACTAAATCTAGTAACTCTACATAAACACTTTCAAAGTCTTTATCAGTATAGCTAATCGGGCCTAATGGATTTTGTACACTCATTTATTAATACTCCAATTCTATTACTTAGATTTCATCTGTGTCAATTAACCGTATCCTATATAAGTCAATACTATAATCAGATGTGCTCACTGCTTTTATCTCTGCGTATAAAGCATCGTCATCAGCAACAATTACAATATTTTTTCTTTCAACAATTATCTGAGGCATATACGTCTTTATACATGTATATATTTCATCTATAACTAGATCCCGAAGAATCATATTATTCTGTGAATAGATTGTTTGCATTAGTCTGCTACCGTAACCGGGGTCTCCAAACAAAGAAGTTACCTCAGTTGATAACAGTAATTTTAAATTTGTCTTTGTGGCTTCTTTGTCTTTATATATATTTACTTTCTCACTTGAAAACATATTAGGGAAAGCTAATGAATATATTGCCATATATTTTTCCTCATCCTACTGTTAATAAATATATATACAGTATTTTTTATTATCCTGCTGTGTGATATTTTGTACTACCATTTATAGTACAATATACTTTTGGCATGGCGTGATGCCAACCGTTTCTATTTGGTCCTCCGTTATCCCCTAGGTATATCCAAACGGCGTATGAATGAAAAGATCCTGAACTGTTATATACTCTTATCACTCCGTTAGCTTGCCATATTGCATATAGTGTTACATTTCCTGAAGGAGTATAACTTCCTGTCATTCCGGTAGTTGCTGTGGAAGATGTATTCCACCCCATGAAACGATATGCTGTCCTCGTTGCTGTAGGAAGTGTTATTGATGAAGCATTTCCCCATTGTGCATACAATGATAAAGTTGATGTTGAATTCATTGTAGCGCCAGCAGCATAGTTTGTACCAGAACCATTAGAAGAAGTGTTCCAGGTTGAAAATGCTCTTGTTGAATTAAGAGATGTAGTAGAAGAACTTCCTCCGTTAGCATTAAAGGTAACTTTATATGTGTTTACAGGAACGGTTGAGCTAATAGGAGATCCATAATTAACAGTACCATTAGAAGGCATGTTTGTTACAGTTCCAGCAGAATCATTTTTATAGTAGTTAACTTGAACTGAATTCCCTGTAAAGTAGTTATAGAGTGTTGTATTAGAATATATTGTTGCGGAAGTTGTTGAGGAATAAGTATACCCTGTATATGAAGCGCTTCTTACTTGACGACCAGTTCTAGTTGTACCAGACGGAACTCTTTCCCATCCGCTACCTAGAAGAGTTCCTGAAGAACTTCCTACTCTGTCTTGTGCAGTAACTTTGTAGAATGTTGCTTGCTTTCTATTAGAGTAAGAAATAACACCACTACTACCAAATGAGCTACTGGTAGTATAGAAATACATCGTACCTGATTCGGGTCTGTTAGAAATTGTTGTTGATACCGTGTACGACTTTGATTGGCTTGAACCACCGTTAGAAAAACCTATGTTCTTTGAGTAGAAGAATACGCTAGAGGAGCTTCCTCCTTCAAACCCAACATAGCATGTCCATCCAGCACTCTGGTTTGAATTATAAAGAGCACCATCTGCATTTTTTGTGCCTGTGATAGAAAATGAAGTACCGCTACCATCCCAACTTATTGTCCAAGTTATAGAAGGACCAGAACCTATTTTACCTGTATTTATTGTAATTGTCATCTTTTATCACCAATTAGTCAATCAGTTTTAAATATATCTGACCAATAACTGCTCCACTTGTTGAAGGATCAGCAGTTCCGTACATACTGGGGTCTAATATAAGTTTTCCCGAGTTAGTAATCTTAACATTTCCATATACTTGTAATTCATTATCAGCAGTTGACAATCCGAAAAATGCTGCCCCAAGACCTGTAGGTCTTAAATTAAGTGTAGCATCAACGGTAGAGTTTGCTAACCTTCGTGTTAATACTGTTGGATTACTTGATGTTATAACAGTATCGTATGCAGAAACTTCAACAAGATATGAATATGAAGTAGATATATTTCCTCCGCCTTGAGCAGAAGATTTAACATTGTTAGAAATAGTTACGGGAGAACTATAAGTACCATCTACAACTTTCCATCTAGTTTTAATAGTTAAACTATTATCTCCACTATATGCTGTATAGTTTACACTTGGAGTAACTGCATAATAAGTTCCACTCTGATCTTCTGTTCCAGAGCTATTACATCTTATAAGAAGAAGAGAGTCAAAAGAAGGAGGAGAATAGGCTTCTCCTACAATTGTTTGACTATATGTTGTAGTATAGCCTCTTGAGTCTGTTGCAACAACTGAAACTACATTGTTTCCTTGTAAAGCTTTTCCTAAAGACCCACTTGTAGTAACACTTTGAGAATTACATGTTGCTACAATTGAGCTGATTGTTGCTCCATATGCTCCGGAGACCTTTGTACTATCTAATGTTACATTTATTGAGCTATATCCAGCAACACAGTGATTAGCAACAGCTGTATATGACGCTGAAGCCCACCCAGAAGCACAAATAGGACTTCTTCCTGAAGACGGTATTGTAAGTGAGAAGCTACCAGAACATTTACTTCCTATCTGACTTCCACCTTCATATGAATATACATATATTGTTAAGGTTCCTGAATCACTATTTGGAATATTATTTCCCAAACTAACTGGAGGAGTCCATGAATAAGAAGAACTTGAAGTAGAAGACACAATCGTTGTTTCTGAAGATTGGCCTGTAAACTTGTAAGTTAATTTATATGTATATCCAGATGTAAATGGAGTCCAAGATATTGATGTTGAACTGTTCATTACCATTGAACTTGACACAGTAACATTTGTTGCAGGTGTAGCATTTTTTGTATCAGTTGCAGAGCATGACAGCTGAGTAGATTGTAAAGTAAGATTGAAGTAAGGTTGTATTGACCCTCCGTCTGTTGCGGAGAAGAATACATAATAAGTACCCGTAGAAGGAATACTTGTATTTACATATACTTTAGTGTTATCTGGTCCATTACTACTTACAGAAACAGAGGCGTAGCCTCGCCATGAATAGTTAGACGAGGCACTTGCTCCTATAAACTCGTCAGATGGGTCATGATCGTAAACAACAGCATATAGATTAGTAGAGCCGCTGTTACTCAGTGCTCTCATACGAGGTATGTTAAAAGCTAATCTAGTTAGTGTATAACCTGACGGAACCGTTACACTTAGACGATAAAGTGTTCCGTACAGTACGCTACCAGTTGTATAACCATAAACATATGGGCCTGTAAGGTTTGCAACATCTGTATTCCAAGAGTTGTTACCTCCGGCTCTATATTTATAGTATGTCATTGAAACGCTACTCATAAACTCAATACCTCATAAAATCTATATTAGAAGTGTTTAATTATTAATCCGTTTGTACTGTCAAAGGTTATTACCCATTCTTGATCTAGTGATAATTGATTATTAACTGTCGTATTATTTATATACAATTCCTGGTTAGAAATATAAGCAACTTCTGTTGAGCCTTCCATAAAGCTATTCTTAGTTGCGGACAACTGCTGTTTGAAGTTACCTCTACCTAGAGTCATTGTACTCTGAGGTATATCAAACTGTATGAAGGAATCAATGTTTTCTTGATAAGGCTGGAACACTACTGTGTCTAGTTTTGATGCTAGTGTTCCGTCAATGGCAGTTAATGTTGATTGTATTCCTGTTATTTTATTAGAGTTGGACTGAACTCCATCTGCTGCCTCATTAGCAGTAGATTGAGCTTGGTTAGCTGCATTACTTGCGCTCTGTGCTTGATGATAAGCACTTACTGCAGAATCAAATGTTGCATTACGTTCTACTGTACCAGCTGAACAACTGTTGTCGTAGAAAATAATCATTTGGAATGAATAGCAGACACAAGTAATGTTTGATGCAGTCTGTGTATCAACTGAAGGAGCAACACTATCCCAAGTAAATGTTGCAGTGTGCTCGGTATATGTATGAGTATCAGGATCTAATGTCTGATATGAATAAGATCCTGTCGGTGTAACTGTATAATCAGAAGAATTATATATAACTGTTGGTAAAGATATAAACTGAGCATCAGGAACAGTTAACATATACCAACTCTGTAAAGAAGTTGCGTCATTCAGATCTTTAATGGTAACTTCCGATATACTAAGTGTTTCTGCTCCAGAAATCAATTTACATGTTATAAGCAACTGATTTCTAACATCTGTTCTATTTATAACTAATGTTCCGCTGGTCGAAGTTAAGTACTGAATAATAACAACACTTTGAGCAGCAGGAGCAGTATTAAACGAAATAGTATTTTCATCAACAACTGTAAAAGCAGTAGTAACTACATCATCTATTGTTACTTGAATGTTTGGACTTCCAGTGTGATCATATATATCAAGACCTAGATCATATGTAGTTGCTTCTCCGTTTCCAATAAGTCTTTCTTTAGCAAACCAGTTAATCTGACCAATAGAAGTTGAGCCACTAACAACGGATCCATTACTATTTACAGTAAGTTGACTTACTCCTAAATATACAACAGCGGATAGTGTTGTAGATAATGTCTTAGAATTAAACAGTGTTCCATTATCGGATTGTATCTCAAGAGACAGAGTACTTTCTCCATACACACCTATTATTAAAGCATCGGATTGTGTTCCAGAGCTTGATCCATCTGTATATGTAATAACTGAATAATTCCACAAATATCTATTAACAGAATCCATAGAAGGAAGTTCTGTCGACCATCCACTTGTAGGTCTTGTTGTAGTTGTACTTAAAGCATAATATTCTAATATGCTTGAAATACCTACACCGGTTTGACCATTATCACCATAAGCCCCGATAATACATGGGTCAGTATAAGTTGGATTTCCAGAACTATATGTTATTTCTTCATAGTTCCAAAGATACTTATTTGTACTTGTAACATTTTGAATTGTTGTTGTCCAACCGGTAGTAGATCTTGTAACACCTGAATCTTGATCTGTAGCTAAATAGTAGTTAGTTACATTTGTAATACTACGACCATTTGCACCATTCTGTGCAAGTACTACAGGCTGAGACCATTCAGTGTATAAGATCGTATCAGTATTTGTATTTGACGATGCGGATGCAGCAGTAACATATATCGGATTGCTTCCAGAAGGAATTGTTTCCGACCATCCTGCTGGTGTTGAAGTTAAGGACTTATTTGTAAAATCATATGTTAATGTAGAAGTCCAATCAATTGTTGCTGCTGTTGAAGATCTTTTATAAAGATATACAATAGCGTTGTTTAGTCCATTCGTACCAGGAGATCCATCTGTTCCGTCGGAAACAAGCTCAACAATATTGCTCCACTCAGATGCTTGTATCGTATCTGTAGCCGTAGAACTTACAGCTGTTGCTTGTATAACAAAGCAAGGATTACCGTCACTTGTAGGAATTGTTTGAGTCCAGTTTCCTAATGTTCCTGAAAGTGTTCCTGTAGCAAAAGTATATGTTAATGCTCCAGAAGGTTTACTAATTGAAGATGAACTACTAGCTCTTTGATAGAGAAATACTGTAGCAGAATTTGCACCGTTACTACCAGTAGCTCCGTTTTCTGCAAGAATGACGGGTGTTGCCCATTCTGTATAAGCAATTGTATCCGTGCCTGTATTTGAACTAGCAGTAGCAGCTGTTACGTACAGAGGAGCTGTTCCACTAGGTATTGAAGGATTCCATCCTGTAGGAATAGTATCTAATGTATGTGTTGCAAATGTATATGTTAAGGTGTTTGTCCAATCTACAGTGGCTGCAGAGGAAGATCTCTTATATAGATATATAACTGCGTTGTTAAGGCCATCTGTTCCAGCTGCTCCTGTATCTCCATATGCACCAACTATACAAGGCGTAGTTGTTGTAGGATTTCCAGAATCATAGTTAACAACTTCATAATTCCATAAATACTTTTTACTAGAAGAAACAGACTGAACTGTTGTAGTCCATCCTGGTGTTGATGTTGTAACTCCACTATCAGCATTTGTAGCTAAATAGTAATTCACTACACCGGTAATGCTACGACCATCGTTACCGTCTGCTGAATACATACCAATAATCGCCGGAGTTGTATCTGTAGGATTACCGGAAGAGTATGTTATTCTCTCATAATTCCAAACATATTTTTCAGACGCAGTTGGTGCTGTGAAACTTGTACTCCAACCAGAAGTAGGAGCAGTTGTATCAGAATTATTGGTAGCGAAGTATTCAGTTACTCCTGTAATACTGACACCATTTGTTCCATCCTGACCATCTGAAACTAACTCTACTATATTACTCCATTCGGAAGGAGATATTGTATCTGTTGTTCCGGTTCCTACTGCAGTAGCCTGAATGACGAAACAAGGATTACCATCAGTTGCGGGAATCTTTTGAGACCAGCCGCCTAATGTTCCTGATAGTATACCTGTTGAGAAAGTATATGTCAAATTACTTGAAGGCTTTGAAAGACTTGAAGAACTTTCTGCACGCTTATACAAGAATACAGTAGCTGTATTCATACCGTCCGTACCATTTGTACCGTTCTGAGCAAATACTACTGGTGTAGACCATTCAGTATATGCAATAGTGTCTGTATTTGTATTTGAAGATGCAGTAGCTGCTGTTATGTATACAGGAGCTGTCCCTGTAGGAACTGTCTGACTCCACCCAGTAGGTGTAGAAGTTAAAGATTTATTACTAAAGTTGTATGTTAAAGTATTAGTCCAGTCAATTGTTGCGGCACTACTACTTCTTTTATATAGATAAACAATGGCATTATTTAGACCATTTGTTCCGTTAGTTCCGTTAATAGCATTACGGCTAACAGAATAAGATGTTGAAGAAGTACTATCTGAATATGTTGTTATTGTTCTAGTCCACAGATATTCTCCTTGTGACACTGTTGGTACAGTAGGCTGCCAACCTGTTTCTGGAGCTGTTGAGCCGTTGCTAGAAGTAGCATACATAACAGAGGATGAAGTAATTCCAACTCCGTCTTCACCATCTTCAACAATCTTTGTTATATCGCTCCATTCAGAAGCTTCAATAATATCAGTACTTGTATTGCTAATAGCAGTCGCCTGAATAACAAAACACGGATTTCCGCTTACAGGAGGAAATGTTTGAGACCAATTACCAAGTGTCCCGGAAAGTACTCCAGTACTGAATGTATAAGTAAGGTTGGAAGAAGGTTTATTCAAACTACTTGCATTGGCTGCCCTTTGATACAAGAATACTGTTGCAGTATTAAGACCGTCAGTTCCGTTATTACCATTCTCAGCAAGAATAACAGGACCTGACCACTCTGTGTAAGGTATTGTATCAGTATTAGTTCTAGATGATGCGGTAGCCGCTGTAACATATATAGGATACGTACCAGACGGGACAGACTCACTCCAACCTGTAGGAACAGAATTAAGAGCCTTATTAGAAAAATTATAAGTAAGTGTTGTTGTCCAGTCTACTAATGCTACAGAATCTGAACGCTTATACAGATATACAACAGCGTTATTTAATCCATTGGTTCCATTAGTTCCGTTTGTACCGTCTCTACTTACTGAGTATGAGGTAGAAGATGTTCCATCTGAATAATCAGTGATGGTTCTAGTCCAGAGATAATCTCCTTGTTGAATATTTGAAGGAAATGTTGGAGACCATCCAGATTCTGGAACAGTACTTCCACTAGAAGATATTGCATAAGAAACTGCTGAAGAAGTAATACCTGTTCCGTTCTGACCATCTTCAATAAGTTTTACTATACTACTCCACTCCGAGGATTGAATTATGTCAGTTGTTCCTGTACTAATAGCGGTAGCTTGTATTACAAAACAAGGGTTTCCATCGGTAGCAGGTATTGTTTGAGACCATCCATTAAGATTACCAGAAAGTAAACCTGTTGAGAATGTATATGTAAGATCTGTTGCAGGTTTATTTAGAGAAGAAGAAGTTTCTGCTCTTTGGTACAGAAATACTGTTGCGGCATTTGATCCTGCTGCTCCATCTTCTACATACATACTTATAACATGTGGTGTTGTAATAGTTGGATTTCCAGTAGTATAACTAATTCTTTGGTAACTCCATAGATACCGTTTTTCGCTAGTTGGATTCATAGGAGTAGTTTCCCAATCCGAAGATCCAGGAGCAGGCGGGTTTGTATCAGAATTATTTATTGCATAGTATTGAACAATACTAGTAATTCCTTTACCATCACTGCCAGTTTCTCCATCTCTGCTAACACTATAAGCAACAGAATCAGGAATAGTAGTATCAGTATA